GGTCGGGGCGAGCCCGTTTTTTGTCTAGCTGCATATACAAAAAAGCGGTAACAATGGCGTTTTTAGCTCAAATTCGCCACTTTTTTATTTTGAGTAAAATGGCCGTTGAAACGTGGCCGGATTTTTCCCCGAAAAAATATTTGCAGATATGAAACGAAACTAGACGCCCCAACGCTTCGGGGCGTTTTTCATTTGTGGAAAATTTGTTGAAAATGTGGATAAAATGTTTAACGTTTTTTCCGGGTGGCCTTTGGTGGTAATGGTAACTTTTTTTGGTAATGGTAACAAAATTTTTTATAAATTTACAACCGATGCACCGCCTTTCTGTTAATTCCGTATGTGGAAAGCGGTAAACTGTTTCCCATAAGGAGTTAAAAAAATGGCGAAAGGCGAAAGCATAGGAGTTCGGGAATTTGCCCGACAGGTGGGATGTTCTCACGTATTGATCATCAATTTAATCAAGGCTGGAAAAATGCCGCAAAACAAAGATGGCACGATTCCGCTGGATGAAGGTCTTGTCGCTTACGAAAACCGAAAGAAGAAAAAGGAACCGAAGGACAAAAAAGAAACAAAGGGAAAAAAGGCAGCATCGAAAAAGAGGAAAAAGACAACCAAAATAAAAGAGTTGCCCGACGATGATCCGCCCGAAGATGGTGAGGAAGTGGCGGAACCAGCACCGAAACTTACATCGGAAAAACTAATTTCCGCCCGTGACATTACGACACAATTCAACAAGGCCCGCCTTGCCGAAAAAACCTATCAAGCGAAGTTGCGCGAAATCGAATACAAGTTAAAAAGGGGTGAACTTGTCGCCCGTGCAGATGTAGAAGCGGATGCGGCCACGGTTGCCGCCGAAGTCCGGGAACGATTGACTTCAATTCCCGTAAGGATTTCTGCATTGTGCGAACACCAGCCCGCCCGAAAGATTGAAGAAGTAATGACCGATGCCATACAGGATGCGCTCATTTCTTTTTCGAAATCAAAATTCGTAAAGGCCCCCGCTGATGGCAAATGATTGGAGCAAGACATTTTTCAAGGTTTGCCGTCCGCGTTCACGCTTGACGGGTTCGCAATGGGCGGACAAGTTTCGCTATGTTGCGCCCGGAACTTCGCCGGAGCCGGGTGATTGGCGCACGGACCGTGTACCGTATTTGCGCGAACCTATGGACGCGGCAACGGACAAGGTGACGGAGCGCGTCGTAATGATGTTTTCTTCGCAGGTGGGAAAGTCGGAAGCGTTACTCAACATCATGGGTTATTACGTGGATCAAGAACCCGCGCCGCAACTATTCTTGCAGCCGACCATCGAAGCGGCGGAAAACTTCTCGAAAGAGCGCATCGAGCCCACGTTCCAATATTCACCGGGTCTTAAAGACAAATTAGAAGAAGGCAAGGAAGGTCGAGGGACAAGCCGCAAGAAATCTACCACGATACGCATGAAGCATTATCCGGGCGGCTATATTGCCCTTGTCGGTGCGAACTCCCCGGCGGGGCTTGCGTCGCGCCCGATCCGTGTTTTGCTGGCCGATGAAATCGACCGTTACGGTGTAACAAAGGAAGGTTCGCCGCTCAAGTTGGCTATCCAGCGCACGACGAACTTTCATAATAAGAAGCACGTCTTTGTTTCGACACCGACAATAAAGGGGGCTTCGGAAATTGAAAAATATTATCTCGAAAGCGACCAGCGAATCTATATGCTGCCGTGCCCGCATTGCGGATGCGAATTTGAATACAAATGGGAATATGTTGTTTGGGACAAGGACAAGGACGGCGCGTCGCTGCCGCTTACCGCCCGGATAGTTTGCCCGCATTGCAAAGAAGTTGCCCGTGGAGCTTACCGCCCGGACCCCGAAATTTTGGCTTGTGGCCGCTGGGTGCCGCAGAATCCCGAAGCAAAGACAAAGGGCTACCATATAAATTCCCTTTGTTCCCCGTGGGTGAACTTGTATGAACTCGTCGATGAATTTGTGACCGTCTCGCACAACAAGGACAAGGACGGCCTTATGGAGTTTGTCAACTTGAAATTGGGCGAGACGTGGGACGAACAACTTACGCGGGATGATTGGCAGCGTCTTTATGAAAGGCGGGAAAACTACCCGGCAAACACGTTGCCGCCCGGTGCGCTTGTGCTTACTTGCGGCGTTGACGTGCAGCACGACCGCCTTGAAGCTAGCGTTTACGCATGGGGAATCGGGAAGGAATCTTGGGGAATCGAGCACCGCGTCTTTTATGGATCGCCCGAAAGTTCTGATACATGGGCGCAACTCGACCAGCTATTGCAAAAGAAATACAAACTATTTCTCGGTGCGGAAGTCACCATTTCCTGCACTTGCGTCGATTCGGGCGACGGCTCTTATACAAACGAGGTTTACAAGTACACCGCCCAACGGCAAGCGTTGCGCGTTTTTTCAATCAAGGGACGCGGCGGCATCGGCATTCCGTTTATTTCTCCCCCGACAAAAAACAACGTCGTGGGAGCAACCCTTTTCACGCTTGGTGTTGATTCGGGAAAATCCATTCTGTTTAACCGCTTGAAGATAAACGACTTCGGCCCCGGCTTCGTGCATTATGACGCGCTCGAAGCGGCGGGATTCAGTGAGAATTTTTTTAAACAACTTACGGCGGAAGTTTTGGTGCAAACGTTTGAAAAGGGTCGCGTCATAATAAAATTTGTAAAGATTCGCGAACGAAACGAAGCCCTTGATTGTGCCATATATGCAACCGCAGGGCTTGAACTCTTGAACCCGAACTTTGAATTTCTCCAAGAATTTTACGCCCGTGGCGGTATTGCTAATGCCCCGACGAGGGCAAAAAGGCCCCCTTCAAAGGGGATTTCCCTATAAACGAAATAAAATTTTTTTGCACTTGCGAAAAAATTAAACTATATTCTTTGACGAATTGGAGGCCCTTTTTATGCCCGTACATCCTATTACGGCATGGACAAAAGAAGAAGCGCGGAATATGCTTGCGCTTTGGATTGAAGCAGAAAAGGCGGTTGCCACCGGGCAATCGTACAAGATCGGGACGCGCTCTTTGACCCGTGCCGACTTGTCCGACATTGCCGCAAGAATCAAGTTTTGGCGCGGCGAACTCGAAGCGTTGAAAGATGGTAAAGGGCAAGGAATGCGCGTGTTCCGTGGGGTTCCAAGGGATTTATGATGAACGTTGTCGATAAAGTGATTTCTGTTTTCTCTCCCGAAAAAGCGTTGAGAAGAACGCTTGCACGAAAGCGCATCGAAATGGCCGACCGAATGCTTATTGGCGGTGCTGGATATGGAAGTCACGGAGCTTCCTACGCGAAAAAGAGTTTTGTCGGGTGGAGCGTTTCGGGACAGGATGCGGACGATGACATCGTGGCCAACTTGCCGACCTTGCGCGACCGATCCCGTGATTTGTACATGGGCGGCGGGTTTGCGGCGGGTGCGCTCAAGACGATTAGGACAAATGTTGTCGGGTCCGGGCTAATGTTGTCCGCGTTGCCCGATGCGGAATTTTTGAACCTTTCGGACGATGAAGCCCGCGCATGGCGCAAGAACGTAGAACGTGAATGGAAATTGTTTGCAAGCGACGTGAATTGCGATGCCGAACGTAGGCAGAATTTCTACCAGCTGCAAAGCCTTGTTCTTTTGTCCGCGCTAATGAGCGGCGACGTGTTCGTTTATATGCCAATTATCAAGCGGGCGGGCGTTCCTTATGACTTGTGTATCGGTCTTATCGAATCGGACCGCGTTTGCGACCCGATACCCTACCCGCTTGACAAGAATGTTTGGGGTGGCGTTGAACTCGGTCCTTATGGCGAAACGGTAGCCTACTACGTGGCGAAGTATCACTCGGGTTCAACGTTACCGCTGAACGTGAAAAGCCCCTTACAAGAATGGAAAAGGGTCTTGGCGTTTGGACGGACCACGGGCCGAAAGAACGTCCTGCACATCATGTGCGATGTTGAAAGACCCGCGCAGCGGCGCGGCGTTCCGTTGCTGGCCCCGGTTATCGAAGCCTTGAAGCAGCTATCCCGCTACACCGAAGCCGAACTAATGGCGGCGGTGATTTCCGGGATGTTCACCGTATTTGTCAAATCAAATTCGCCAAGCACACCGCTTGCACCGATGTTCCCCGCTGGCATGGAAGTTGACAAGAGGGACCCGAACGCCTACGAAATGGGTAACGGTGCCATTGTTAGTTTGGACGACGGCGAGGAAATTCAAACGGCAAATCCGGGCAGACCGAACACGGCTTTTGATGGATTTGTTACGGCCATTTGTCGACAAATCGGTTCGGCTATCGAAGTGCCTTACGAATTGCTTATCAAGCACTTTACCGCGTCCTATTCCGCCGCCCGTGCGTCATTGCTTGAAGCGTGGAAAATGTTCAGAATGCGCCGGGAATGGATGGCTTCGGGATTCTGTCAACCAATTTACGAAGAATGGCTTACAGAAGCCGTATTGAAGGGACGCGTCAAGGCCCCCGGATTTTTCGACGATCCGGCCATACGGGCGGCATGGTGCAATGCCGATTGGTACGGCGACGCTCAAGGCCAACTTGACCCGCTCAAGGAAGCGAACGCGGCGAAGGTCCGCGTCGATGAAGAATTCTCGACGAGGGAGCGCGAAGCCGCCGAACTTACAGGAATGAAGTTCGACGAAATTCACGCGGCCCGTTCCCGCGAAGAATCCATGCGCCGCGAAGCCGGACTTGTGACGGATTCGCAAGGGCAAATCGTGACAAATTCAAACACGCAGGGTGGAACAAATGACGAATAATTTCTTCTACAAAGTAACGGCGCAAGCCAACGTAACGCAGCCTGCCCGCCTTGACCTATTCGGCGTTATCGGCGGCGGTTGGTGGGAAGATGGCTTTGACGAAAAGTCGTTCAAGGACGCAATGAGCGTCGTCAAGGAATCGCAACCCCTTGACATTTACTTGAACTCTCCGGGCGGCTCCGTGTTTGCCGGAATCGCCATCTTGAACCTTTTGAAACAACATAAGGGGTCTATCCGCATTTTCGTGATGGGCATTGCCGCAAGTGCCGCAACGCTTATCACCAGCGCACCCAATGCCCGTGTAATCATGCCCACGGGTTCGATGCTCATGGTCCACGCTCCGCGACTTTCTGCAAATAGCATGACCGCGAAACAGTTGAAGGAAGCGGGGGTCGCCCTTGAAAAAATCGAAGAATCGGTTAAACAAATTTACGTCGAGAAAACGGGCATGAAGGCGGAAGATGTTGCCGAAATGATTTCGCATGAAACCTACATGACAGCCGCCGAAGCCGTTGCGAAGGGCTTTGCTGACGAAGTGGACGTTACGCAAAAGGTGACAAATTCCTTTGAGGATAACGTTGTCATGTTGGGCGGAATGCCCGTTCAAAAGAATTTCTTCGACAACGCACCCGAAGATTTCTTAAACAAATTGAACGAAGGTGTTGCACCAACGCAAAAAAAATCTATATTAAACCGAAACGAGGAGGTCGCTATGACTCTTGAAGAAATCAAGGCGCAGCATCCCGAACTTTACAAACAGATTCGCGACGAGGGCCGCGAGGAAGGTTTGAAGGCGGGCATGACGCAGGAACGAAACCGCATCAAGGCAATCGAGGATATGGCCCTCGCTGGCCACGAAGCACTTGTCGCGAAGGCAAAGTTCGATACGGGCATGACCGCCGAACAGTTGGCCGTGGAAATGATCAAGGCCGAAAAGGCCAAGACCGCGACCATTGCGAAGAATCGCGAAGAGGATGCCGAAGAACTTAAAGACGTTGGCTCGGAAACGGCTTCGGTTGATGCCACGCCGCAGATGACCGCCGACGAAAAAGAACGTGCTGAACTCTTGAAGGGCGCAAACGAACGTCTTGCCAAAATGCACAAAACGATGGAGGGTTAAACAATGTCCGAATTGAACAAAGTAATCGGTTCTTATGAACCCGACAATCTCCTTGCCGCAAACCAAGAATTGCCCGCCGTGGCCGATACCCTTGAAATCGCCGCAAGTCAAAACCTCAAGCGCGGTTCGCTTGTCAATGTGAGCGGCGAACAGATTGCCGCCACTACCGACGGCGTGAAGGCTTCCGGCACTATCACGTTTGCCGACCAGCCGACCGCAGACGATACCGTTACCGTGGGCACGACTACGCTCACGTTCAAGTCCGCCGATCCGGGAGAAAACGAAGTGCTTATCGGCACAGACCTTGCCGCGACCCTTGACAACCTTATCGCGGCTCTGCCGGATTCCGTTACCGGGTCCAAGTCCTCCGGCGTTGTCACCATTACCGCCGCAACCGCTGGCACCGCTGGCAACAGCATTGCCCTTGCAAAGAGCGGTGACGACATTACCGTGAGTGGTGCGACCCTTTCGGGCGGCGTTGACGAAGTGGTTGATACCGACGTTTACGCGGTGCTTGCCGAAGATTGCGACACCACCGAAGGCGCGAAGGAAGCCGCCGTGTATCTCACGGGTGAGTTCAACATTGATGCCGTGAAGGTCAACGAGAATGTTGACGACATGGCAGCGGTCAAGATTGCCGCCCGCAAGGTCGGTATCTTCTTGAAGAAAAACATTTAAGGAGGTTGAAAAATGCCTATTGACATTTTCGAAACTCGCACCCTTTTCGGTGCAATCAACGAAGGCCGCTTTGGTGCCCGCGCCTATTTCCGCGACCGTTTCTTCAACCGTATCAAAACGTTTGTTACGGAGAACATCGACTTCGACTTGAAGGACGCGCAGGGCCGTAAACTCGCCCCGTTCGTGAATCCGCGCATTGGCGGGCAGGTCGTGAACCGTCTCGGCTTCCATACCGAAACGTACAAGGTGCCGCTTGTCGCTCCCGAAATGGTTACGACCGCCGACGAACTGATGAAGCGTATGGCTGGCGAAAGCGTTTACGGCAGCAAGACCCCGGCGCAGCGTGCCTTGGAAATCGCGCAGGACAACATGATTGAACTCGAAAAGATGATTACGCGCCGTGAAGAAGCCATGTGCGCACAGGCTCTTTTCGAAGGCAAGATCAACGTCAAGGGCGAAGGCGTGGACGATGTTGTGGATTTTTGGAAAGCGCTCGATCCTGCAAAGCGTCCGTCCGCAACTTCGGCGACCTATTGGGATAATGATTCCATTGACGGGCAGAAGATCATGGAAGAAATCCGCAAGTTCTCCCGCGAACGCGTGAAGTTGAGCGGGTTCAAGCCGCGCGAAATCTTTTGTGGCAGCAAGGTCATTGACGTGCTGATTCCTAAACTTGCGGAAAAGGAATTGCTCAACGGTCGCCGTGTTGACCTCGGCGAAATCCGCCCGCAGGAACTCCCGGACGGCCTGCACTATTGGGGCTACCTCCGTGACGCTGGCATCGACATTTATTCGTATGACGAATACTACGAAAATGCCGACGGCAAAATGGTGCCGATGGTGCCGGAAAACAAGGTCCTCTTTGCCGCAAGCGAAGTGGAAACCACCATGGCCTACGGTGCCGTCTGCATTGCGGACAAGCCGAAGAACATGATGGAATGGTACGCCGCCCGCCGTGTGCCGCATTCCTACATCCAGGAACGCCCGGCGGCTCGCATCATTCAGTTGAACGCCCGTCCGCTCCCGATTATCAACCAAGTGCAGGGATTCTCCGTCTTGCAAACCTTGGCCTAATCGGGCAATAAACGCGCTACACCACGGCGCGTAAATCTTTTTTGGAGTGATCCGATGAAAAAAGTCGTTTGTTTGCAAAACATTTATTTTGAAGGTCGTTATATTTCCGCCGGGGTGGAAGTCGGCCTTCCCGATGAAGTTGCTAGTAATTGGGTGAAGCGTGGCCTTGCAAAGTTCGTAGGCGAAGAAACGCCCGTGAACCCGCCCGCACTCAATACGGAACCGCCCGTCGTAAACGCGGAGGTTCCGCCCGTTGAAAAGCCCGAAGCAAATGCCGATTTGCCGCCCGAAGTCACGCCCGAAGGAACGGGTGTCGTAAAGTTTGAAAACGACGAAACGCCCGTTTCCCCGAACGAAAATTCGACGACAACCACGGCCACCGATCCAGCAGAAACACCCGTGGCGGATGATGACCGCCCGAAGCGGGGAAGGCCCCCGAAGAAAAACGGGGGCAAACGCAGATGACCGGGTTCAAGGAACAGGTACGCAAGGACGTAAAGGGCGTGTTTATCAATTTCGCGGAGTTCGCGGATTGGCACAACCTAAACGGAAAAGATACCTTGTGCGTAATTTCCCGTGATTTTACGGACGAATTGCCGCTGGGTAGCCGCAATCTTGAAGGCGTGTTCCTTAACGACTTGACAATCTACGTTGAAGATTTGGACATGCAGCCGCGCCCGGTCGAAGGCGAAATGATGCGTGTCGATGGCTCGCTTCATTTGGTGAAATCCGTTTCCGATGAAATGGGCGTTTACGTCATAATTTGCGAGGCGAACGAATCGTGAGAATTAGGCTAGAAAAAAACGAAAGCGATATGCAGAAGGCGACCCGGCTCTTGTCGGGTTGCTCCGAAGCTATCCCGTCCGTTTTCTCCAATGCCATGAACCGTGCAGCGGAACAAGGCCGCACGGCGGCGATCCGTTGCGTTACAAAGGAATACACGGTAAAGGCCCGAACGGTGCGCGAAACCATGCGCATCAAGAAGGCCACGAAAGACGACTTGAACACGGAACTTACAAGCCGTGGCGCACGTTTGCCGTTGCGCGACTTTAGGCATTCCCCAAGCAGCGGCGACACTACCGGGGCCAACCGAAAGCAGATTCGCGTGGCGGTAAAGCGTGGCGGAATGCGCACGCTTGATAACGCCTTTATCTACCGTGGCCGGATTTTCCAAAGGCTCGGGTCCGCCCGCCTGCCCGTTGAACAAATGTTTTCGAACGCCGTGCCCGTAATGCTGAATAACGATTCGGTCGTGAACGAAGTAACTGAAACAATGGAAAGCGCAATGAGCCGCCGCCTTGATTACGAAGTACGGCGGACGCTGGAAAAGGCGGTGAAGTAATGGTTACGAACTTGCTGACAAAGGCGTTGCGCGAACTTTGCGAACAGGCGGTGAAAGATTTCCGCTTGCCAACGAAGGAAGGAAAGGAGCTACGCGCCCCGCGAATCGTGAACGGGTTCCTGCCGCCGAAGCGAAGCGGAAACGGCGAACTTGACGATTTTCCTTTCGTGCTTGTTCGGCCCGAACAATGCACTACGGACCGCGAATCTACGGAAATCCGGGTGAGCATTATCGTAGGTTGCTATTCCGAAGAATTTGACGGCTTCGAATACGGCGTGAACGTGGTCGAGCGAATCGCCGAAAAAATCTGCACGTTACCATCCGAAACGCTGGATCAACGCTACCAAATGCGCTACCCGTTGAAGTGGGCCATGGTCACGGAACAGCCGTGGCCGCAATGGCAGATTGACATGGAAACAATTTGGATTTTCAACAGTCCGCGAAACGCGGACGATTTTTGAGGTGAAAAAAATGGCAAATACCAAAAAGAAATTTGTTCCAACACCGAAAAAAAATATACCTTTAATCTACGTAGGGACTAGCTTCCCGGACGGCTCTTTGAGTAGGTTCCGTATCTACTCGAACGGCATACCCGAACAAGTTCTGAAAAGCGTCAAGAACAAGACTGCCTTGAAGAACCTGTTTGTAACGCCCGCCGAACTTGGTTCCGCAATGCTGAACGTAAAGGCGCAAGGGCACCCGTTGTATCTTTGCAATCGGCAAATCGAAAAAGAACTTCTTTCCAAGGAGGATAGATAAATGCCTTACGTTCATGGCGTAACAACTTCCGAAAAAGACACCGCGCTCTTGCCCCCGGTAATGAGCGATGCGGGCATCCCGTTCGTTGTCGGCATGGCCCCGGTCAACATGACCGACCCGACCAACGTAAACAAGCCCGTGCTTTGTTCTTCGTATGCCGAAGCCGTCGCAAAGTTTGGATATGCGGCCCCGGTTTCCGATCCCGTGTCGGGCAAGAAAAAGCACGAATTTACCATTAGCGAATTTATCCAAAGCCAATTCGCTTTGTTCGGAGCCGCGCCCGTGGTTATTGTGAACGTCCTAGACCCGGCTACCCACTACACGGCGGCAACCACGAACAAGGTAAAGTTCGACGCGCAGACCGCAACATTTACCGTCGAGGAAAAGGGAATCATCCTTTCTTCCGTGAAGTTGGGACCGTCCGGCTCTCAAGACGACATTGAATCCGGCAAGTTTACCGCCGCTTTCGACGACGAAGGAAACCTTGTCCTTTCCGAGAACAAGAACGCGCAGCAGGAATACTACTACACGCTCGACACTGACGTGAATTTCGCGGCGAACAAACTCGACCCGTCCGCCGTGACCGATGCCGAAATTATCGGCGGAATCACTTCCGCTGGCGTTCGCTCCGGCTTCGAACTTGTCGAAGAAGTGTTCCCGCGCTTCCGCGTGGTTCCGGGTACTCTCGTTTGTCCGTGGCGTTCGCAGTCCGCAAGCGTTGCCGCCGTCATGGCAGCAAAGGCGACCAAGATAAACGAGGTGTTTGCGGCTGGGGCCGCGCTCATTGACGCGCCCACTTCGGGCGACCAAGCCGTTTATTCGGGCGTGGCCGCGTGGAAAAACACGAACAACGTCATGAACAAGAAGCAGGTCGTTTGCTGGCCGCGCTTGAACAATGACGGCGTTATCGTCGCAATGAGTACGCAACTTGCGGGCCTTATCCAAAAGGTCGATGGCGAGAACGAAGGCGTTCCGTATGTGTCCCCGTCGAACAACAATTTCGTTTGTACGGGCACTTGCCTTGAAAACGGGAACGAAGTGTTCCTCACTCAAGTCGAAGCCGCCAACCTCAACGGCAACGGTGTCGTTACCGCGCTCAACTTTATCGGCGGGTGGAAGTGCTGGGGCAACCGCACGGCCATTTACCCGGCGAACACCGACCCGAAGGATTCCTTTATCCCGGTGGCAAGAATGTTCACTTGGGTCGCGAACACGCTCGTTCAGAACTATTGGTCTCGTCTCGACTTCCCGATTACCCGCAGGCAGATCGACACGATCCTTGATTCCGTGAACATTTGGTTGAACGGAATGGCCGCACGGCAGTATATCCTTGGCGGTCGCGTCGAATTTATGGACACGGAAAATTCGACCTTGGACCTCATGGACGGCATCCTTCGTTTCCATGTGTTCTTGACGCCGCCTAGCCCGAACCGCGAGATTGATTTCATTCTCGAATACGACCCGGAATATCTTTCTACTTTGTTCTCGTAAAGGAGGCATAACTTATGGCAGCAGGCGAAAATAAAATCCCCGAACGCCTTATCAATTTCCGCGTTTACAACAACGGAAATGACTTGCTCGGCGTTGCAACAGTTGAACTCCCGGAACTCGAAGCCATGAGCGACACCGTTTCCGGGGCGGGCATTGCGGGCGAAGTCGAAAGCCCCGTGATGGGACATTTCAGTTCGATGACGACCACGATCACGTGGCGCACCATCGAAAAGTCCCTTGCGTCGCTGGCGAAGCCCGGTTCCCATGCGCTTGAAGTGCGCGGCTCCGAACAGGTTTACGATGCCGCCAACGGCATCTATTCCACGGTGCCGATTCGTTGCTCCATGCGCGTAAGCCCCAAGACGGTTTCCCTCGGTTCGCTCGAACCCGGCAGCACTACCGATTCCGAACAGGAATTCGAAGTGACCTACCTCAAACTCGAAGTGAACAAGAAGGAGGTCGTCGAGGTTGACAAGTACAACTACATCGCCCGTTTCGACGGCGTGGATGTGCTTGCGAAGGTCCGCGCCGACCTCGGATTGACCTAGACAATTCTTGCAAACAAACGGGAGCGTGAAGCCGCCGCGCTCTTGTTTCTTTGAATTTGCGGCAAGGAGTTGAATTTGTATGAAGCATGTTTTTTCCAAACCTGTCAAGTTCGAAGATGAAGAAGAAATCAAGGAAATCGAAATCGACCTCGAAGGGCTGAACGGCTACGACATTTCCGAAGTAAAGAAGCAGTTTTCGGCGGCTGGCAACTACTCCCCGATTCTTGCGACCGACACGGATTTCTGCATCATGATTGCCGCCCGCCGTTCCAAAAGGCCGATTGAGTTTTTCAAGGAATTGCCCGGTAAGGACTACCTTGCCATTGCGCAGGGGGTACAGAATTTTTTGTTGGGCTAGGTCTTGACGTTAAGGACCCGCTGCACTTGATTCGTGTTGCTTGTGTGAATCTTGCGGCGGCTGATACCTTCACGGGTGCGCTCGAATGGTTCAATGTTCCTATATTGGACTTGAGCGAATGGGGTGCAGTTGTGGCGGAACGCCAAAAGGCTAATAAAAGAAAACGCTAAAAGGGCGGGCGGTCGCCCGTCCTTTTTCGGACAAAGGAAGTTTTGTTTATGGCAGGGAAAGTTTACGAAATCGGTTTCAAGATCGCGGGCGACTTGTCCGGGAACTTCGCGAAAACGTTCAAGAATGCGAACGAAGCCGTGAAGGGTTTTTCCGGCAACATAAACAAGATGAACAAGCAAGCCGCCGACGTTGCTTCGATGGTGAAATTGAAGCAGGAGATAGGCGAGAACGCCCGTGCCTACACGCAAGCTAAACAGAAAGTCGCAGAACTCGGGCGGCAGATTTCCGCAACGAAGAACCCGTCGAAGGAACTTGTCGCGGAGTTCAACCGCCAACAGGCAGCAATGCAGAAAGCGCGGTCCGCTATCGAACGGCAACGCGCATCGTTGAAGCAACTCGAAAGCCAAAACGGACTAGCTGGCGCAAGCCTTAAAACATTGATTGAACGGGAAAAGGAACTTGCCCGGAATGCAGAACGTGCCGCCCGTGCGCAGGATGCGCAGGCGAGGGCAGCAAGCGCAATGAGCAAGAACAACGCCACGATTTCCAGCACGGCAACTTACGCAAGCGGCGTGGGCATGGCCATGGGTGCGGGGCTTGCAAAGTCTATCACTATCGGTGCCGCGTTCGAAAGCGACATGGCGAAGGTTGCCGCCGTTTCCCGCGCAAGTGACGAACAGTTAAAACAACTTACCGCGACCGCCCGCCAACTTGGAGCGGAAACCCAATGGAGCGCAAGCGAAGCGGCCCAAGGTATGCAGTATTTGGCCATGGCCGGATTCAAGACAAACGAAATTGTCGAGACCATGCCGGGAATGCTGAACCTTGCGAGCGCGGGCGCGATAGACCTTGCTTCCGCATCCGACATTGCGTCGAATATCTTGACGGGCTTCGGCTTGAGCGCAAGCGACATGAACCGCGTCGGCGACGTTCTCACGAATACGTTCACGCAAAGTAATACTACGTTGCAGGGACTTGGGGCCACGATGAAATATGCGGCCCCGGTCGCGAAGGCGATGGGCGTTTCCATCGAGGAAGCGGCGGCGATGGCCGGAAAACTCGGTGATGCTGGTATTCAAGGCGAAATGGCTGGTACGACGTTGCGTTCCGTCTTGCTCCGTCTTTCTGCACCGTCGCAACAGGCAGCGGCGGCACTCGATACTTTGGGTGTAAAGACTACGGATGCGGATGGAAAGATGAAGTCTTTCCCCGCAATTTTGAAGGAATTGAACGCCGCAATGAGCGGCATGAGCGAAAGCGCAAAGGCTAACTTCACAAAGACGATTTTCGAGACCGAAGCCATGAGCGGTGCGCTTGTCCTTATGGAGCAGGCGGGGAGCGGTGCGCTCGATAACTTTGTCGGGGCCGTACAGGACGTAGGAAGTGCCGAAGCGGTGGCGTCAAAGCAGATAGACAACCTTAAAGGCGACGTGACGATCCTAAATTCCGCGATGCAGGAAATGGCATTGAAGATTTACGATTCCGTCAAGCCTGCCTTACGCGCTTTTGCGCAGGGTGCAACCGAAATCGTGACGAAAATCGGCGCGTGGGCGAAGGAAAATCCGGGCCTTGTGCAGAAAATCGTGGCCGTTGCGGGAGCGATTGCAGCATTTACGGCGGCGGCGTTGCCCATGTTGGCGGCTCTCAAGACGGCACAGTTCCTTTTTGCGCTAATCAAGGCCCCAATCTTGGCGGTACGTGCAGCAATTATGGCTACCCGAATGGGCTGGCTGATGCACACCGGGGCCGTGGCAGCAAATACAGTGGCCACAAAGGGCGCACGGGCGGCGCAATTGGCGTTCGCGGCGGCTTCGAAGGTCATGGCGGCGGCTCAATGGGCCCTAAATGCGGCCATGAGTGCAAACCCCATCGGGCTTGTAATCGCTGCAATTGCCGCATTGATCGCCATTGGCGTTCTACTTTATCGAAATTGGGACACCGTGCGCGAAAAGGCTCTTGCACTTTGGTCTACATTCTCCGATAAATTCCCGGCAATAGCCGAACTTGTACGAAATTACATCGGGCAAGTCGTTGAAATTTGGAACAACGTCAAATCCGCGTTCTCGAATATCATAGACTTCGTTAAAAACGTGTTTGCCGGGGAGTGGAGCGCGGCGTGGGAAAGCATAAAGAATGCGTTCGGCAATGCGTTCGGTGCGCTTGTCGGACTTGTGAAGTTGCCGTTTAACACAATTATTTCGATGGTGAACACCGTCACAGGATCAATCAACAAGGCACTTTCAAAAGTGAAAGTTCCCGATTGGGTCCCGGTGCTTGGCGGCAAGTCCATTGATTTCCGCATCCCGAAAATCCCGCAACTTGCGGAAGGGGGTATCGCCACCCGTTCCACTATCGCGAATATCGGAGAAGGCGGGGAGCCCGAAGCCGTCCTGCCGTTGTCTAAATTGTCCTCGATGCTTGGCGGCGCATCCGGCGGAAACATTACCGTTTCGTTCTCGCCCACCATCCACGTTTCGGGCGGCAGCGGTGACGTGTATGCCGACGTAAGGCGAGGGCTTGACGCTGGACGCACCGACCTAGAACGCAGTCTCGAAAAACTCATGGCGAACAACCGCCGACTTTCGTTTGCATAAGGGGGCCTAAATGACAACTATCCGAACCATACAGGGCGACACTTGGGACAAGATTTCCCTACGTGTTTACGGCTCCGAAAACTTCATGGACAAACTTATCGCGGCGAACATGGATCACCGCAAAAAGATTATATTTAATTCCGGGGACGTAGTGAACGTTCCCGAAATCGACACCGAAGCGGCCCTTGTGAACAAGAGCTTGCCGCCGTGGAAACTTTGATGAAAGGACGTGAAGGAAGATGGCGATTGCGGATTTGCTTAAAAGTAACCAACCGCTAGAAACGGTGCTGGGGCTTTATTTTACCGAAGCCGAAAAAGACGTTTGGGAGGAAATCGCCCCGGACCTTCTTTCCTTTTCGTTCTCTGATTCCGAAACGAACGAAGCCGATAGTTTGTCCATAACGCTCAAGGACGAAACGGGCAAGTGGGCGAAGCGTTGGAACCCGTACCCCGGCGAACGTGTGAAAGCATACATCAAGCAGAAAGTCAATGGAAAAATTTCCGGGACCTTGAATTGCGGAAAGTTCTTTGTCGATACGATGAAGGTGCAGGGGGCACCGCGCATATTCGAAATGGGCGCGGTTTCCGTGCCGCTGAACAAGCCTATTCGAAAGCGCATCAAGTCGAAGGCGTGGGAAAAGACGACGCTCAAGAAGATTGCGTCCGCTATTGCCGACGAAGCGAAAATCAAGTTGCTTTGGGATTCCGAAAGCGACCCGGAATATGACCGTGTAGACCAAAAGAAGGAAAGCGACTTGAAGATGGTTTCCCGGCTTTGCGACGAAGCGGGTCTCTCGCTGAAAGTTACCGACGACAAGTTGGTTATTTTTGACCAACATTCCTACGAGAACAAGAAGCCCGTCAAGACTATTACATTGGGCGAAAGTCCCGTTCTGAACTATTCCTTCGAAACCTGCCAATCGGACCTATACAAGTCCGTTACCGTGTCTTACAGGAGCCCGAAGAAAAAGAAGAAGGGCAAGGCGGGCGGCTACACGTTCGACCTCAAGACGGGCCGCAAGGTTACAAAGAAAAAGACGAGCAACCCCGCCGTTTTCACGTACACGGCGACGGACCCGGAGGCGGACGAGAACGGGCAGGAATACTACTTGAAATCCCGCTGCACGTCCATTGACGAAGCGAAGCGCAAGGCGACAGCGATGCTACGCAAGTTGAACCGCCGTGGCGTTACGGGGGATTTGTCCGTAATCGGTGACGTTGACCTTGTGGCGGGCGCGGTCGTGGCCGTGAAGGGCTTCGGAATATTTGACGGAAATTTCATCATCGGGAACGCAAAACATGACTACGGATCAAACGGCTATATAACTTCGATTCAGTTGCGCCGTGTGCAGAAGGGGTATTGATTATGCGTAATGTTTTTGGTGATGATTTCAGACAGAACGAGGACGCGACTAATTGGATTCGCATAGGCGAGGTTTCTTCCGTGGACCCTGCAAAATGCACCGCCCGCGTTGTATTCGACGACGAAGATGGCTACGTTTCCGACGACTTGCCCATTGTCCAGCGCAACACGCAGAACACGAAGGACTATTGGTTGCCCGCCGTGGGCGAAGATGTGATTTGTCTATTCTTGCCGTGCGGCGAAGAGGACGGCTTCATTCTCGGATCGTTCTATGCCGACGAAATCGAGCCGCCAACAAGCAGCGAATCAAAGCGTTACACGGAATACCCGGACGGGACCGTGATTGAATACGATTGGGAAGCCCACGAACTGACCGTGAAGGGGGCCGAAAAGATAAAGGTAACGGTTCCCGATATAGAATTTATCGGAAACTTGTCCGTCGATGGCGACATTACGAACACGGGCGATATTGTATCGGGCGGCGGCGTTTCGGCTGACGGCGAAGTTACCTCGATGGCAAAGACGACAAACGTCAAGCTATCAACGCACATGCACCCGACGGCAGTTCCGGGCCCTGCAAGCCCGCCCACTCCGGGAACATAAGGAGGTTTTGAGATGCTGGATAAAGACACTTTAAAAAGTTCTTTGCAGTCAATTTTCGAGACGGAAGGAAACACCGCCGAATCCGTGGCCGCAGCAATGGCCGACGCATTTGATAATTACGTGAAATCGGCAAAGGTGACGGTAACGGCTCTGCCCGGTGAAATAGCGGTGCAGGGTTCGCCAACGGCCCAAAGCAACGTTGTCCCTATTCAAATCGAAGGCGAACTTTCGTAAGGTGGTGACTTATGGCTTTTGGTGTAATCGGAATGTTCGGCTTGCTACCGTTTTATTGTTCACGCGATGCAGTCCTTACTTTCAAGGACTTGTCGCGTAATAGCAAGATGCGGTTCGCGAAGCATGACGTTATAGGCAGGAAGCCCGTTCTCGAAAAGATTGGCGAGGACTTGCGGACCGTATCTTTTTCTATGCGGCTGGATTCCGCCCTATTGAAAAACGTGCCCGTGGCGACCGCCATAATTCTTTATACGAAATTGCTGGAGCAGGGCAAAGCGGAAACGCTGATCATTGGCGGCGAAATCATGGGAGATTACGTTATCGAAAGCATCGAGGAAAACCGGAAATTCTTCACGGGTGCCGGAATCTGTATCGGTGCCGAACTTACTTTTTCACTTATGGAAGCGGGGTAGAAAATGGAATACGAAGTTTCCCTTACGGACAAGGTTGATTTCGCCCCGGAATCCGTGGCGAAGGAAGTCTTGCAGAACGTCCGCACGATCCTTGATACGGTTGTCGGGTCCGTACCGCTTGAGCGCAATATAGGCATTTCTTGGGATTACGTCGGGAAACCGCTACCCGTTGCTATGGATATGTTACGTATAGCAGTGAACAACGCGATAGCGGTGCAGGAGCCCCGCGCACAAATTGTTTCTATCAAGTTTGACCAACCCGAAAATAATATAGAATTTGCCGAACAGGGCATACTCAAGCCCCGCGTAAGAATCTATATTGATGAACAAGGAGGCTAGACCATGGCAGAAACTTTACCGCGTTGGGACTTGCCCGAAGTTTCGTTTGTACAGACTGACCCCGAAGCTATCAAGGCCGAAATAGTAAGCCGTTACGAAGCGGCGGCAGGGCGCACGTTGGCGACCGCCGACCCTATCCGTATTTTCCTTTTGTCGTGCGCCGACGAAATCATACAGCAGCGTGTTTTGATCAACATGGCGGCACAAAGCAACCTATTGAGCTATGCGACCGGGGAATTCTTGGACGCGCTCGGGGAATACCTCTTGGTTTCCCGTTTGCCCGCTGCAAAGGCGGTGACGAATATCCGCTTTACCTTGTCGCAAGCCCTCGAAGAAGTGTACATCATCCCGGCGGGAACCGAAGTCACGAACGGGATTGTAACGTTCGCTACTGACGAAGAACTGATTATTGCGGCGGGAGACCTTACGGGCGATGTTGCCGCATCCTGCACGGTTCCGGGCGTTGCCGGGAACGGATATTTGCCGGGGCAGCTTACAACGATTGTAAGGCCCATGACCTTTGTGGATTTGGCGGAAAACACTAACGAGACGTATGGCGGCGCGGACGCGGAAAGCGACGAGGACTATGCCGAAAGAATCCGTCTCGCCCCGAACGCCTTCTCCGTTGCCGGACCTATCAAGGCTTACATTTTTTATACGCAAAGCGTTTCCAGCGCGATCATTGACGTTTCCGTTGATTCGCCCACTCCGGGCGTTGTCAACGTCTATCCGCTCTTGGAAGGCGGCGTGATACCCGACCAAACTTTGCTCGACAAGGTTCTTGAGACTTTGAGCGACGAAGATGTTCGCCCGTTGACGGATGAAGTTCACGCCCTGCAAGCGACGGCGGTGCCCTATACGATTGAGGTTCACTACTTTATCAAGAAGGCCGACCAAAACAAGGGAATGGCTATACAGGCGGCAGTCGCGGAAGCGGTGGAAAAATACCGCCTTTGGCAGCAGGGGAAAATCGGTCGCGACATTGTACCAGCAGAACTTGTCCGTGCCGTAATGAATGCCGGGGCTTGCCGTCTTAACGATACGCAAGAACATCCGTTTTCGCCGGGTGCGTTCCAAGAACTGACGAAAACGCAGGTCGCGCAATGCGACCCGGAAACGGACGTGACCGTAGTCTTTGACGGTTACGTTGAAGGGTAAAGCCATGACGGAAATCAAGGACGTTAAACTTTCCCATCTTATCCCGGAGAATCTTGTAAAGGATTCGAACGTCAAGGCAAGTGCCGAAGCGCTTGACCCGTCCTTGCAGGACGTTTCGCGCAACGTAGATATTCCGTCCATCTACATCCGCATAAATAGCCTTACGTCGGAGCAGCTGGACCACATGGCGGCGGCTTGGGATGCGTCCGTTTGGCGGCAGTCGTGGCCAATAGAAATAAAGCGCAACGTTCTGCACAACGTCATACTTGAGAAGCGCAAGCGCGGTACGCTCGGCGCGGTAAAGAAGGCCATCGAAACTATCGGATCATATACGGAGATTACGGAATGGTGGCAGGAAAATCCGAAGGGAACGCCGCACACGTTCAAGGTCATTGCAAGTCTCAACCACTACGACGGGGTGCTTGAATCCGAATTGCAGGAGGACTTGTTCGCGCTTATCGACGATGCGAAACCCGTTCGTTCTCATTACGATTTTATTTTGCAAAGACGATACTCCGGCGAAATCGGTGCTATCGGGCTTTACAGGAAACTTGCATACGCCCGCGTGAAAGGTGTCGCGATGAATAGCGAGGAAAGCAGCATGGGCCTTGGATTTGCGCCGGGTGTGCGCCCCGTGATTATTAGAAATATTTTTGGAACCGCCGAATAATTGGAGGACCTTATGAACATAGTCTTGACAAATGCAGGATTGCAGAAAGTTATAAATGCCGAACAGACGGGCACGGCTCCCGTCGTCATTTCGCAGATCGGATTCGGTAGCGGCCAATATACGGCGAACGCTTCGCAGGTCGCCTTGCAGAATGAAATCAAGCGTTTGCCCGTAATTTCGGGCGGCACCGACGACGACCATTCGATTCACGTCGCGGCGCAGGACACTTCGAGCGATGCCTATTCGGTCTACGAGTTCGGCCTTTTTCTTTCGGACGGAACCTTGTTCGCGGTCTATTCGCAGTCTGACACGGCGATTCTCCAAAAGACAATTTCTTCCGTTGCGCAGTTTGAATGCGGAATCATGCTTCAAGGCGTGAACGTTGAAAGCGTTTCTTTCGGCGACGTTGCGTTCAGTTATCCGTATGCCAACGAATCGAACCCGGGCATAGCGGAAATTGCAACGACCGAAGAAGCACAGGCGGGGACCGACAACACCCGTATTCTCACCCCGGCGGGCTTGCAACAGGTCACGGCGACAACGGAGCGCAAGGGCGTTATCGAGATTGCCACGAATGCAGAAGCGCAGGCCGGGACGGATGCCGAAAAGGCAATCACCCCGGCAACGTTGCAGGCGGTAACGGCCACGCAAACGAGAAAGGGCGTTATCGAACTAGCCACAAATGCAGAAGCGCAGGCCGGGACGGATGCCGAAAAGGCAATCACCCCGGCGACATTGCAGCAAGTCACGGCGACCGAAACGAGAAAGGGCGTTATCGAGATCGCCACGAAT